CATAACAATACTAGCTGCTACGGGTAAACCAAACTTCACTAAAATGTCAAAAAATAATTCCATTATATTAAAATACGAAATCTCCTATTGGTACACTCATACTTGTTACATTACCATTTGCGTCTGTAATAGTCAAAGTAATAATCTCTGTTGTTGTATCTTTGACCCAATATATGGTCGCACCCTCTATCTCTGAAGTACCACTTGTTGGACAGGTTGTTGTACTTGAATCACAACTTGTACCAAACATATTGTCAACCAGTTGTTTAGACAGGTTGGCATAAATTCTACTTTCTACGTTGGCAATAAATTTATTTACCGTCTTATTCTTCTCTGCTCTTTCAGCGGCCGCAGCTGCTGATTTTTCGTCATCTTTTCTTTTGTCTTCTCTTTGTGTTTCTAACTGGTCAACCGAAAGTACGTGTTGAGAATAACCATTGCCACTAAAGGCTGGGCTTTTAAATTCGTGTACCAACTCGGATGCTAGTATTGATGTAGTCAAGGAAATGATAAAAGACACTACTAACACCATTATTTTTAATGATGTTTTCATACAGGTATTTATAATAATTAGTCTTTGTTTTTCTTCTTTTCTTCTTCTCGGAGTGTTAGGACGGTGTTCAATTTAGATTTTATTCTTATAAGATCGTTGTCTAGTCTTCGGATTTTATCAAGTAACATTATCAATGCTTTATTTGCTTCGCCTAGTTTACTTGTAATCTCTTGTGTGATGAAAGTATAGATGAACCAGATAAACCAACCCATAGCTATTGCAGCTACCGTTGCAAATCCGTATTGTTCAAGTATTGCTATAATGTCCATTAATCTTTTCTTGCGTCATTTTTGCCATCTGACCTGGCAATTCTATCTAAATCTGGTTTTAAATGTAGTGCTGATGACATCAATGTGTCAATATGTATTAGGTCATTATTCATTGTGTCTATTCTATTTTCTAAACCCATAATTATTCCGTGTATGCCCTTAACAGAGCCTACAATACCACCTAAAATGTATCTTAAAATTATGTATATGAACATACCCATAACAGACGCAGCTGCCACAGGTAATCCAAATTTGACAAGTATGTCAAAAAATATTTCCATTAGTATCCGTGTTCTTCAGCTTGTAATCTTTTTCTATTTTTTAAATGAGCAGCTTCTACAAGGTCTTTATTTTGACCATAGTAAGCAACAGCGTGACCTACTTTAACCATTTCTGAATTAACAGATTTGCCGTCACACCATACATCACCAAGTATTCTACCAAACTTACCTGTTTCTGATTTTTTATATGTTTTAATTGTAATCTTTTTTGCGTTCTTTAATTTTTCTTGTAAAAACTTTTTAGATTTTAAGCCATAAACTTTTTCTACTTTATCTCTTGTTCTACTTTCTGGTGTGTCTATACCAAATAGTCTAACTCTTTGAGCAAACAAAATGTCAAACCCCATATCTAATATAACATCTATTGTATCTCCATCTACAACTTTTGTAACTCGTTTTACTCTATAACTAAAGTCAGTTTTATCACCTAGTTTCGCCATCTTCTACCTCGTAATATTCTTTATACTTGTCTAGCAAGTCATTTGTTATTTTTAATTGATTTCTTATTCTCGCAAAGTTCTTTGCTAGTAATTCAAAGTCTTTATCTGTTAGTCCCCACAATACAGGATCAATACCTTGTTCTTCTAGTTTCTTAAATACTTCTTCAGCATTAGCACTAGTAATAATAATCCATCTTAAATTTTCTAATTCAAGTGGTGTAGGTTTTTCTAAATTTAGTTTTGCTCTAGGTACTTCTTGCTTAAATATCTCTAACTGTTTTACTCCACTACAATTAGTAAGGAATATAGTTAGGATTAGCAATACTAGGACACTCTGAATTGATTTCAGACTTCTTTGTAGCATTTAATTCTGCCTCTGTTAGTGGTGATCCACTAGCTATCTCAATACATCTTGTAGCCAGTGCTGAAGCACCGTTAGTTATTCGTTCAATAGACTTGGTCTTAGCGATTGCTAATTTACCAACATCTCTATTCTTTTTGTTAAATCTTTTATCTAAATCTTCTAAGTCTTTCTTTAATACACTCACTAACTCATTCATTTTTTTGTTAGCATTTAGTATTTCTGTAAAGTCTTTCTTTTGATTTTCTATTAGGGTTTTTTGGTCAGCGATTGCTGATTCCATTTTGATAGCATTTGCTTTCAAAATAGCATTATCTTTTTGTAACTTCATAACATAGAAGCCACCACCAGCTAAGGCAGTGGCTACTATACCGATTAAAAATAATCTAAGGCCCATTTTACTAGTCCTTTTTCCAAATCGCCCAAGCACCGTAAGCGATAGCAGCCCAAGCCGCTATTTTAGCTATTGGTGTTGCTAATATTACTATTAGCCCTAAAGCGATACATACACCTCCGTGTAGAGAGGATAATTCTTTCATTCGTGCTTTAATGTAATTCATATTTTAAACTCCTTATAATATTGGATTATTTCTTATTATATATGTGGTACAAAACCCACACTGCTACTAAGCCAAGTAAACCTTGTGCTGAGAAACCAGCGAGTATGCCTTGTACATTTCCTATTACAGAAATATTTGGCCAAAAAGGTATTCCTTGACCGTTAAACAGAACCTCTAGTACAATGCCTAGTGCTATTAAACTTACACCAACGTCAGCAAGACCTTTAGCCCATGTTTTTATATTGTTAAGAATCTCCATATTTTGAGTCTCCTTTTTATGTTACTTTATTTTAGCGTTTCTTTTTCTATGTCCGTTCCACGCTACAAAGCCACCAATTCTTAGTGACCAATAAGCAAGGTAGTTCATAAAATAGAAACCGTTTACTTCTATGTTTATATCTCTAAAGATTTGATCTGCTTTCTTTTGATCTACAATTAGAAGTGAACCTTTTTTAGTTGACGGCTTACATGCCGTGTATTTGTACATATAGTCATGTACTAGTCCACCAATTAATAATACTCCAACTGGTGAAAAAAACGTTCTTAAAAATTTAGGTATACTAGCACCATCAAATTGAAAACCTGCTGGTATCACATACTCTGTACCATTTAAATTATATTTCCAATCTTCTACTATTACCCAATTTCTAGTTGATAATAACCACATAACTATACCTTTCCAAAAACCTTTACCTTTTGTTTTAATTGGCACTGGCTCTAGTTTAGGCATACCTTTGTAGTAAAACTTAATATTACTTTTCTTTTTATCTAATAGGTTTATGAAAAAGCCAATTATCACTAATATAATTAAAAGTGACCACTGCCAAAATTTCATAGCCATAGCTATTAATAGTTCCATTACTTTCCTTTTTTGTTTGTATCTATATAACTCTGATATACTTTATGAGCAACACCTAAATCTTTTTTCTTTTCAGGATCTTTTGCTCTTTCACTGGCTACTTTTGCTCTTTGTGACATAGCAATAGCAGCTTGTATCTTATGGGCATGAGTTCTACCCGAAGATTTAATTTTGTTTACAGACTTTCTAGCGGATGGTCCGTCTGTAAATTTTAGACCATGTATTGTACCCTTAGGATCCTCATCTGTGTATAAGTCACTATGTTTATCTGATTTATCTTTTTGACCAGGTTTCTGTGGTATTCTTTTTGTATCTTCACCAGCAAATAGTGGTGATTTAATTGTTGACATAGTTTTTTTAAATACTTTATCTTTGTATGCTTTAATCTTTCTTTTTAATACAGCCAATTTAAGTTTATCTGATACTTCATTCTTTTTCTTATTTGCTGTTATGAAAGGTCTCATTGTACCAGGTGCTTGTGATGAATAGTTAGCATGTAAACCCACACCTCTACTATCTTTGCCACCTTGACCTTTAGGTGGTCTATCACCTAAACTAGCCATTGGTGTTAGATTGTCATAATTGCCTGATCTATAACCACCTAGGTAACTTACATATTCTTTAAATGTTCTAGCCATTGTATTTGTCTTTAAAAGTTTTATATTCTTTTTCTTCTACTTCTTTAATTTCTGTTTTAGGATAGATTTGTTCATCTATTTTAGTATCTACTTTATCAAGGCCATCTAATACTTGTTTTAATATAACATTATTATTATCTTCATTTGCCCTAACCATTTTACCTATCTTCTTAGCAATTTTTTCTTGTTCATCACCTTGTTCTTTTTTTCTTTTCATCATTTTAGGTGACATAACGGCAGCGTTAGGAGCCATATCAACTCCACCACCTGCTACTGAATTTGTTGGAGCGTCCTCTTCCATCTTATTGATTATTTCGTCCATCATATCTTTATAATGTTTTGGCATACTGTTTCTCCGATACTAGTTTATCATCTACTTCATATATATCAATACCAAAGGCAGAGCCAATTGGTTTTTGTGGTGTTTCAAATGTCATTATTTCGCCTTCTTCATTTAACAAATTTTCATATTGATTTGTATTTTTTAAGTATGTTATAACAGCACTTTCTATAAGAGTTTTATGTTGTTCGTATTTTTTATCTTCTCTTAATAAAGCTATTAAAGCAACAGCAAAAGAGCTCAATCTACCACCTAAACCAACTCGTTTTAAAATCCTTTTTAGATTAAAAACAAACCTGTGTAATTGTGTATAAGCTCTTTTTTCTACAGCCTTTTCTAAAGTTTTATATTTTCTTAAAACTTTACCATCTTTATCAATAATACCATACTTAAATGCCTCTTGTTTTTCAAAAGGTGTAACAAGTAGTTTAACTACTCTGTATGTTATTAATAAATCTATTGCTCTATTCGCCATTATAATTCCTCATTTATAAGCTGTTCTATCTGTTTATTTGGTTTTACATTTTCCAATTCATGTGGATATAGGTATTCCAAATAATTAAGTATAGACTTTAGATATGGCCAGTATGTTCTATCTATTTTAAATAATAGTAAGATACAAGCTGCTTCAACTCCAAATACATTTTGTAAGACAATAATATGATTGATAGCCAATCTTACCTTTATCTTGCCTGTTATTCTATACTTACGAAATAACCTTTTAAGATATTTAAATCGTTTGATGTCATCATAAAACTCCTCCTCTTTTGATAAAGTAGGGTTATCATAATTATGCTGAGCATACAAAAGCCAATTATCTTTGGTTATCTCTTTGAACATTAACTACACTAATTTAGCGTAGACCTTAGATGTTCCGTTTTGTAGTGTTTCAAACTTAACTTCAAGTTTTAAACCACCTTCTTTTCTATGAGATATACCATCATCATTTAAATCAGAACCGTCTGTATCTTTACCAAATCTTCCACCAAATTGACATATTTCTGTAGTTACAGAACCTTTATCACCCTCTAAATCAACTGGTGATACTGTTAAACCGATTCTTTGTAACTTTTCTCTCAACTCATCTACTGCTTGTTGTGGTTTTAAATATTCCCTTTCGGCAATAGAACCAACAAAAGCATTTACTCTTTTTAGTACATCACTGTCTTGTATGTTGTGAGCACCAATAGAGCTGTCTTCAGGTGAATTTGATGTAGTAACACCAACACCTATTTGACCATGGCCTTCTTTTATATGTTGTTTAAAAGTTTTCATTTTTCCTTTTTCCTTATTTGTATTTGTCTGATACCTTTTTCTTACCATCTGATCTTGGTATCAAACCTTTTGCTTTTAAATGTGCTTTGTCTGTAAACCCAGCCTTACCTGCTTTATATCGTTTCATAGCGTCAGCAGTTTTCGGTGGAGTTTCTTTAATAATATCTTCTTCAAAATCTTCTACACTATCTTCCGATATAAAGTTTTTAAATCTTTTCATATTAACTCGTAGCTAAATTTAAAGCTTGCTCCTTTTCAGCTGGCATTGGTTTCTTTTCAGTGTCAGCTGGTTTTAGTTTACCTAATAGTTTATCAACTTGTTGAATAGCACCGTAAACGGCATTTAAATTACTTTTCATAGTAATCAAATCTTTATCAACTTGTTTTATTCTATCATTTAAAGCATTAAAATCTTTTTCTAATACTTCTCTTTCTTCTAATAATGTTTTTTCATCAATCGCCATTACAATCTCCTAAATTACGCTACTACGTAGCCTTCGCCACCGATTACATACCAAAAAGAAGACTTGTACATACAAACAACACTTTCGCCTGGAGCGTTAAGTGTAATAGTTGTACCTTGTTTAAAGTTTGCTGGTGTTATTGTTACAGCATTTGTGCCTGAAGTTGATGAATTTAAAATCATCTTAACTTGACCATCTGTACCAGCCGCTGCCAATGTACATGGAGCTGCCGCTGATGTAGCGTCAATCAAAGATGTACTCTCTGTCAACGTGATTACTGTATTTGTAGAACCATCACCTGTTGCTGTTTGTGCTGTGTCTTTAAATGAAATAAAAGAAGGGATGTTATTAAACACATCCGCTGCTGTTATTTTTTTATTGATTGGTGTTCCTGTAGGATCATCTACAACGTGAAATAAATCAGCTGCTGCTATTGAATCTCCTAAATCGGTCAAAGCCGTTATTTTCTTATCTGCCATTTTTTTCTCCTGTTAACCCTTTCGGGAATGCTACTCTAGGTATTTGCCTAGATCAATTTACTCATATAGTATATAGGCGTCCCTAAGGACGCCCATATTGTTTTAATTATTAAGCGTCAGCTGACGAAGTTAAAGCGACTAACGTTTCAAACGCTACTCTACCAGTTCGTCCGCCGGAGCCAGTAACTTTTAAATTCCAACCAGCGTGAGCAACTTTTCCAGATTGTGTTTCACTATCTTTAAAGTTAAATAAACCGATTGTTATACCAGTGATAAGGTTGTTAGCACTAGCGTTATTAAATAGTTTTCCAGAACCAGCAGCTCCCATATTAGCAGCTGTTGGTGCCTTGTTTACTCTAGCAAGAGCCCATAATGGGGCACTTGTGTGAGCATCTGTTTTTTTCCAACTTGACATATTATTCTCTCCCTTTGTTAATTGTTAAGGTACTCAATTGTTAGTATATAGTATGGATATTTATAAGAGGAGAGATTAGAAACCTAGTTTTTTAAGTTCTCTAATTGTATTGGCAGTTGAGGTGTGTACAATACCTATACCACCCTTAGCTGTAAATTGATCTGTATTTTTCTTGTAATCGTCTATCAAAATGGCTGGTTGACCAGCTACTTTGGCATAGTTTTGTTTCTGTACTCGTTTTACTAGATTTACATTACCTGGTGCTATACCTAGGTTTGTTCTAGCCCAATGAGATTTGCCTGGTATACAGTTTGGATCAAAACTTTCTTCTACATAAGCAGATAGAATATGTGGTTTATACTTTGATATAAACGACCATAACTGTTTACCACCATTTTCCCATGGTAAAGTATGCCAGAATTTAGGTGTTGATTTGATTTTGTCCCACTTTTCAGACTTACTACCATAAGACCATTGAGATATAGATTTACCTATTACTTTCTCAACACCTTTAGCAAAGTCACAAAGGACTCCATCCATGTCACAGTAAATTCTTGCTTTCATAGTGTTTTCCATATCTATATACTATCATATTCTGTCATACTTGGCAACAGCTAATATGAGAACAAATAGAGAACAAACGATTAGTTTTTATAATCAACTTCAGGTGTTGTGTCAACTGGTGTAGGTTTTGTACCAGCAGCTGTATTACCTTTGATAACCTTAATATCTTTATCTTTTCCAGACTTTTTCATCATAGGTTGATTGTTTGCCTTTTGAGCATCCGAATCACCAACAGTATCCATAGCCTCTTTAAAAGATTTAAATTTCATCTTTGGCTCATCAGCTTCAGTCTTCATAGCCTTTTCTAAATCTTTTGCTTGAGTATCATGTGCTTTTACAGATTTCTTTAATTGACCGATAACATCTTTAACTGTAGGTTTATCTTTATTATCTAAGTCTTCACTCTTTACAATCTCTGTTTCACCTTTAGCGTCTGTCTGTCTTTTGTTCATAGCCTTTGTAGTTGACATATGAGTTTCTTCTACAGATTCTTTTTTATCTTCTTTATCTTTGATTGCTTTTTGTAAAGCAGGTGGTAACTTCTTTTGACCAGCAGTTAACTCATCAACTTTGGCTTCGTTCTTACCTTTATACATCTTGTCTATTTTATTAAAGAAGTCCTTTTTTTCAGCAGGTGACATTGAACCGATACCTTTACCAGCTTTGTCTAGTTCTTTTTTAAATAGTTTTTGGTACTCGTCTTCTTTTATAGATGATTGCATCTTGGCAGCTATTTCTTCAATACTGCCTGGTTTAGTATTTAAGTATTTCATTTACTTACTCCCTCTTACTTTAGCAGCTAAATCTTTGTCAGCGCCTCCCCATGTTCCTGAGGATTTTGTTACGAATGAATTTACTCTAGCGTATGCCCATTGGTGCTGACTAGCACCTGGTCTATGTCCACCTTTCCAAGCGGCCATACCTCTATCAAAAACTTTCTTTAATATTGAATAAGGCATACCTGATTTGTCTGCCTTCTTTTTTAGAGCAGCCATTGACTCTACTCTTAATCTTATTTCTTCTTTTACTTCTTTTTTCATAATTTTTTTGGCTATCTCATGCCCCTTTTTTATTGTTTTCTTTTCTAAAGGTGGTTCATCATTCATAGATTTTTTTGCCTGTGCCATACCAATAGCATAAGCGTCATCTTTTGCCATCTCTTTAACTTCTTTTTTTTCTTTATCTCTTAATAGTTTATGAGCAAGGCCAATAGTTAAAGGCACTTCTCCTGTATCAGGATTAGGTTCTGGTTTAACTGCCTTGTTTTTTTCATTTTCTAATTTTGTTTTTAACATTTGAATTTGATCTTTTAAAGAAGCTATAGTATCTTTTGATTTATCTTTTTCTTTATCATCTTCTTTATCCATGGCTCTAATTTTAGCAATCTTAACACCTGGAGCATTATCTTTATCTATAGGTGGCACTTCTTTATCTTCTCCTAAATCAGGTGTATATTCCATGTAATCAGCAACAGAGTTTATATAATCTTTTGCTTTTGTAATTTTAGATTGTACCCATGCTTCTAAACCTTCAGCTTCAGATTTACCTTGTAAAGCACCAGAAAGTTTAGTTGCTTTATCAGCAATCGCTTCTAACTCTCCTCTTGCCATTGATATTTCGTGGTCTTCTTCTTTTAAAAATTCTTCAAACTTACCTGTTTTTCTGTAAACTTTATTTCTAGCAAGTGTAGTAATAAAAGGTATCTTTTCTTTTGCTAGTTGTTTTAAAGAAACTAAATCAAGTCTATCTAAATGACGACTTAATGCATCTGCTTGAGCTGTTGAAATTCTTTGAGGCATTGTACTATATGATTTTTTTAATCTTTTAATCATATCAGAAGTAAACTCTTTTATCTCTATAGTAGCTTCACCTAATATTTTCTTAACTGTTGCTAATGGTAATTTTAATTTCTTAGCAATCTCAGCTGCTGATTCACCCTCTTGGTCAGCAGTAAAAATATCTTTCATTTTACCTTCTTCTAATTCTTCATTAGCTTTTCTTAAAGCGTCCCTAACAGACGAATTTTTAGATAAACCTTTTTCTAATTTTTCTATTTCTGCCACAGCCTTAGACATATTATTGGCAAACTTTTTAGCAATCTCTTTTGCTTTTGAAACTAAGGCAAAACCTTGTGGTGTTTCATAAACTTTTTGTAAGGCCTCTGCCATTGTTGTTCTATATCTGCTCATTTTTATAACTCCGAGTGTACTTCGTCCCAATTAGAGACCTTTTGTTTTAATTTATCTTTTAATAATTTTTCTAATCTAGCTCTTAATTGTACAGCGTCATTACCAACTAAACTATTATACTTACTGTGTATCATGTCTAGTGACTTGTAAGCCATGGCTAAATCTTTATCGTTTAATAATCTGTCAGCGATATATCTTCTTGTTTCAAAGTGGTCGTTTCTAGCCGTCTTAGCTCTAATAAATTGTAAGTCTGTTTTAGAAGCAGTTGCCTCAGCCAAGTTTTGACTTACTTTAAATTCTTTTAAGTTTCTTTTCATTAGTTATTTACCTTTGCTCCTGCTCTCCATTGGTAACAAGACCAATATCGTGCTTTTGTTTTAGGGCCTGGATTATCACAATTGTGCCTAGCTCTAAAAGATTTTCTTCTTGCCGGATCATCTCTTTTGATACTTAAACCTGTAGTATCACCGAAAGAAACTTTGATAACTTTGCCAGCCTCATTCTTAACATAGACGTAAAACTTTTTACTACCACCTCTAATCGGGTCGTTAAGTTTTACTTTCTTACCTTGGTATTCTGCTTCAGTAATACCCTCAGCCTCATGTTCAAATATACATTCTTCACAAGCTTCATCTATATTATCATACTGTTTAAATGATCTGACCATTACATCTTCTCCATCATTCTTTTTACAACTTCTTGGAGTTTAGATTTCCACTCCTCAGCGTATCTTTTCTTATATTTATCTATTGTTTCATCTGTAGCTTGCCATTTTTCTATATCTTCTTTAGTAATAACCTGCTCAGGTTTACCTCTTTTTTTAGCGTCAACTGGCTTAGCGTCTGGTTTCTCACCTGGCGTCATGTCTTTAGTGTGATTAGCATAGTCAGCACCTATCTCATATGACTCTGGTACATAACCCTCTACCCGTTTAGCGTCTTCTACTGACATTGATTCTGGTACACAATTAGGTACTTGTTTACCACCTTTTTTCTTAAAGCCTACTTGTTTATAACCTGTCCAACACGCTTCGTCCATAGTGTTTTCACCATACATTTGTTTAAACTTCTTAGTATGAATTGATGGTTTAGTTTTAGCACCTTTATCACCTGGCGCTGCCTTATAAGGGCCTTTTGTTGTGTCTTGTGATTTAAAATGATCTGCTCTTTTATCTTTTACATCTTTAGATAATTGTTTGTAATATTTTTTAGGTTGAGTACCTTTCTTTTTCTTCACATCTTTATCTTGTGGTTGTGCGTCTAAATCTTCTTCTATTTTGTCAACTGCTGTAAAGCCGTAGTCAATGTTTGTATCGTATTCTCTCACGTCTACCTCTCTATCCGCTGGCACAGGAATACAATCCCATATCCAGGCTTTGTGTAAATTGTTATTATTATCTTCTAGTACAATATAATTTGTACCTCTTCTTTTTACTATGCCTTGTATATCTTCTTTTACATAGTTTACTTTATCGTTGATATTAAAGACCATTTCTCTAATATACAAATCTCTTATTTGTTTTTGTTCAAATCCTTCTAGTGAAGCTATTGGTTTAGCACCTGATACATGAGCTAAACTACCATAACTAGCTGCCAGTTTTTTACTTAAACCCATACCACTTCTAACTGACACAAATAAATCTTCTATTTCTTTATTACTAATACCTCTAGGTAATCCTTTTTTAAAACTATCAATGTCACCTTTCTCAGCAGCCGATCTCATCTTACTTGCTGACATGCCTGTGGCACCCTCAGCGTCTGGATCTCTTTCGCCAGCAGAGGCAACTTTAATACTTTTAAAATTATAGAAACCGTGTCTGTTTCTTTCACCATTATATTTTTTTAATATGTTTTCAAACTCTCTAACTCTGTCACTACCAACAACCATAGTTATATCTGTATAACCTTTATTGTGTAAACTTGTGGCTAAATCTAAAACCATGTTAGTAGGGTTTACTTCTATGTTTCTAGCATGTTGTCTAAACATAGATTTCATAAACTTTAATTTTTTACTAGGGTCTAATGGATTCTTTTTACTATCTTGTGATCTACTTAAATATATTTTATAGTCGTTTGTTGGCATAGACTTAACTTTGTTTATAAGTTTTTCATGGCCTATAGTTGGTGGGTTAAATCTACCAAACGTAAATGCTATGGACTTATCTCTTGCCTCTGTTTGATATTCCATCCACATATTTTCGTGTATTTCTAAATCGTCAATCTCTTTGTCTGTTACAACACCATCTTCCAATATTTTCTTACAGTATTTGTAGAATTTTAAATAATGGTATTTTTCTAACATCTTATAGATAACATTTTTAGGTAATCTATTCTTAATACCGTATTGTCTAATCTCATCTGGTGACATATCTGTATCAAAGGCCGCTCTTCTTTCAGCGTCAACACCATCACCAATCTTAATAATATCTTTTAGACTATCTTCTATTTCTTCTAACTTGTCTTTAATTTTTTCTT